CTTCGATTGGGGGTAAATTAAATTCTTCTTCTAATTTCTTGGTCATGAAAGTATTTATATCCTACTATCGCATTTTACGACGTGGTTTGGATGTTCTGCTAGGTTTTCTATAAATTTGGTCTTCAGTAATAACTTTAAAGTGAATACCTTTTGCTTTGCACCATTGTTGTGCGGCTTCCCATTTGGCGGCATTTACCTGTGTTGCAAACTTATCGCCTCTTCCTTTAGCGTTCTCTATTACTGTCTGGCTCTTTGGTTTAATTTCAATAAGCTCTACACGCTGATTGCCATTTTTATCTTCGTATTGCACCATGAAGTCTGGAACATAATTTGTAATTTTTCCCGTGAATGGATGCCTATAAGGTATTTTAACATTTTCGCTTGCCCATTTAAGAATATTAGGATGACTATCGCAAAACCGCATAAACGCTGTTTCCCAACTGCTTCTAGCAAAAGGAGGTTTCGATCCTACATATTTGCTAGGATTTTCTATGATATATTGACCTTGGGAATACTTATTAGACACAGTGCACCTATGGTCTAATTACTTTAGATATCTTACTAAATTTGTTCTGCTTTTCAATTGTCAATCCCACTAAGTTACCTTTGGGACGCAAAGTATTTAATGCTCTATATGTGTTTTCTGCGAGTTTGACACTTTCCTCGTTTAGTTCGAAATAAGATATTGGGTGGACACCTTGTTGATCTGCAATTTTAATCAACGCTACTGCTAATGTTTTTGCTGTTGGTTTATTAAATCCTATGCTGGTTAACCTGTTTTCAACTAGTTGATATTTAGTAGCATCCATGCCTGCTGTTTTAGTCGTATCTAACATTCTAGTTAAAATATCAACGCTTGCTTCAGGGAGAGGGAAATTAATTGTGCTGTTTTCTAAAAACTGCACTAATTTACCCTTTCTAGCCTCGAAACTTATTTCGTTACCAAACGTCTCATATAAACTTTTCATGGTTGAAACCCGCTCCAGAAATCAGACTGAGACTGATCTGTGATAAGTTTGTCAGTGCTGTTAGACGCATCGCCCGCTGTATTAGGAGCTAAAAAATCTAACTTACGTTCTTTCAATGCAGGCTGTTGTCTCGTATCTTTACTAGCCATTTGCCCGCCCGGATTGTCCCCTCGATCCAGTGGCCCAGTTGATCGAAGTCGTTTGTATACTTCCTCAGACCCATATCTAACAAAACGTTTCATATCTTCTTCCGGTATAAATCCATTTATAACAGGACTTATCGAAAAGTTTTCATACTCTATATTCATATTAATCATAACAGGTTGACTATCTGCGTGATCAAATCCGTCCACTGTAAAACTAGTAACGATTGGATTGTACATAGTGTACTTGATTGCACGTTGTGCATGATAGTGAACAATATCTATATGGCTTATGAAATACTTTTCGTTGCCAGGCCTGATATTGTATCCCATGTTGTTATCAGAATAAGTTAAATTAAACCCGTAAGTCGGTCCACTACTGTTGCCTGTTGGTACTTTTTGCGGAACAACGTCATACGGAATTTTTTTAGGGGTCGGGCGACCGTTACCATCTACTTCGTGTTGTCCTAAAGGATTTGAAAATAAGTGAGCGTACATACGCATGAGTATAATTACCCACGCACTATCCACAGTGTCATATGCTGTTAAACTTATAGGTTTATACTCAGCATGAGTGACTGTGATACGCTTTTTGTTGTATTGATTTTTTACATCTGTTTTGATTTCAGCTGAAGGCACTTCAGCAGTTTTTACCAAACTACTGAGTACTATTTGCTTTCCTTGCAAGTCGTTGTCATTCAAACCAGGTATGTTAATATCACCGTTAAAATGAAAGTTAACATACCCGTTGAATTTTTGTCTTACAGGGTTGCTTGCTGGGCTGAAAGTTTTAGCATGGTTTAGATCTACAGCAAAATAATCACCGTCTTGATACAAGACTTCACCCAGAAACTTGTCCCAGATTAACTTGCCCCAATCTAAACTCATATTACACCTCTATGTTATTAAGTGCCGAGTCCGGCAGTACCACCGAAGATATTATCTTCTGGGAATACTTCACCTGATCCGCCAGCAACAGAAGAGCCACCGCCCTGACCATCGCCAGGTACATGCAATGCATTATCAAATCTGACTGTCATTGTAACTGTAACTGGTTCGTTAGTCGCATAATCACTATCACTGTAATCTACGTTCTGCAAGAAACAACCTTCGAGTCCCCAAGTTTCCATTGGTGCTGTGGTCTGACCATCTAGGATTTCAAGTCTCATGTTAAACTTATAATCTTCACCAGCCAACGGAGACTGTTGATTGAAGTGGTTTAACTGTCTTTGGACCTGTTTGCCTGCTAGTCTTGACACAGTGTTCTGAATGTCGTCACGGATAACTAACTGAACAGTTTCCCATGTGTGCTTACCTTGTACATAAACTTTGGAGTTGTAGGAATGAATTTCTACTTCTTCAAAATTAATTTTAGGTCTGCTTACATTCATGACATTCTGTGTAAACTCTGTAGCTCTACCTTGAGCGCCAAAATTTTCAACCTTAACTCTAAATCGGAATTTGAGTTTAGGCATCAAAATACCAGCATCACCAGCATCACTTACAGGAACACCGAATTTATTTTTGTTTCCAAATAAATCTGCCATTTGTTTTTCTCCTAACTTATAAACCCTACATGGATTTACGTTACATTTATTTATCTAATTATTCTATTTTTTATAAAAGTAAGTTTTAATAGACATAAAAAAGGGCGGAAAAACCGCCCTTTTTAAATAGCAATGTGCTATTAAGCGCCTGTTGAACCCAATGTGTTCTGGATTCTGATTGGAATGTAAATAAACTCAATCGCTTTAACTGGCTGTATCGCAATATCGATATAAAGTTCATTTCTATCGATTCTTGCTGGAGTGTTGTTCGATCCGTCACATACTGTAACGTAGTCGTACAAACCTCTTTGGATAACCAAGTTTGATAAGAATCCATCTACAACGCCTTTTGCATTTTGTCTTGTAATGTCGTCGTTTGGTTCAAACAAGAATGGCTTAACGATGTCGTCAAGTCTTTCTCTGATGTAAACAACCAATCTTGCAACATTAATTCTGTCTAGTGCACTTGCAGTTGGGTTCAATGTCTTCTGACCGAAAACAACAAGACCTCTGCCTGGGAACTGAGCGATAGGGTTAACTTTATTCAAGTATAATGTATCTCTCTGTCCTTCGTTAAGTGTCACAGGAACATATTCACCTTCTGTTGGATCAACGTAACCTACAGAAGTAGCATTTTGTACTAGACCTCTTTGGAAGCCTGCTGGTGCAAACCATGGGAAAGCAACCTGGTCATTGTATGCTAAAGTTCTTAATGCAATGTGACTTGGTGGTACAACTACATTAGTACCATCTAAGTTTGTTGCTAAAGCACTTGGGTAATACACTGCCGCATATGGTGAGCTTGATAGCAAACCATCTTCGCCGTTTTCGCTAGCATTGTTAGCGTTGGTTGCCCAATTCTGAGTGCTTGTAGCATCTGCTTTTAGTCTGAATGGTGTATCAGCTACAACAAATGCTGTATTTCTTCTATCACCACTCAAAGTGATCATCTCGTCTAACAACTCTGGGAAACCAGGAGCGGCAATCAAGTTGAATGAATTGATTTCACTTCTGATGTCATCGTTAGATGTGATAGCACCTTGCATTTTTGTTTTAACCAAATTGTGTACTGCTTTTCTCAAACCGTACATCTTACCGTCAGGAGCATTGCCGCTAGCATCTACCCATACATTGCCAACGTTTACTCCAGCTGGAGTATAGTTGATCTTGTATTCTTTAACATTACCTGCAGAAGCACGTTTGTTAAATCCTAAGATACCTTGTGGGTAACTGGTATTTGCAGGAGCGTCTGCGTCTAAACTAGAACTGCTTGACTCTCTGAAATCTGCAAAAATAATACCATCTGATGTTACTTGGTCAGCTCCATCTACTGCTACCCAAGCGCCGCCTGCGTATTTGTACATTGCTGGGAAGTGCTCAGTGTCGTCGCTGTCTAACCATACATCACCTGCTGACAATGCGCCACCACTGCTTGATGTTGTTGGTGCACTAGAGGTAACCTGGAAGTCACCGCTGAATGAAACCCAACCGTTAGCCGCATCATTTTCTAGGAGGTCAATATTTGACTTAACCACATTAGCATCATACCAATATGTACCTTCTGCTAGTGTACCTGTAATGGTAACTTTGCTTGCTTCGTAGCTCAAATCACTAAAGTTTGAGAAAGTTACATCCGCTGTAACTGCACCACTACCTAAGCCAACTGAACTTGGACCGAAGTCACTGTGGTTGCTTTCTACTTTAATGTCTCTGCCTGTTGAAGATGTTAATACAACATTGTTATCTGAGCCTTCTGATGCTACTACTTCTGTAACACCTGCCGCAGATAAAGCACTGTTGATGTCAAAAACTGCATCTTCAGCAGTTGAATTTGTTGCATTGCCACTTATTGTTGCCGCAAACGTTACTGTAACTGTTGAGCCGTTATAAACAACGTCAACAGATGAGTTACCGGACACATCAACACCTGCAGAAATATCGGAACCTGTACCAACAACTGTTGTGCTTCCGTTATGTCTTTTCAGTGTTAACTCTGCTGTGGTACCGTGTACTGCAATTAAATCGCCAACGCTTACGTTAGCAATACCAATATCAGTGTATGCCGCATCTGTGCTTGCATATACAGGTGAAGCATCTGTTATGAAAGACTTCGATGTTGAACTATAAACTTTAACAGCTAAGTTGACACCACTGTTAGGTGTTGTTCTTTGAATAAAGATGTCGCCTGCCACTAAACTGCTTACGCCATCGCTCTGTAATGCTGGTACTGCAAGGTGTGACCCGAACTGGAAGTCACTGCTTGTAGCACTTGCCCAACTAGTAGAACCAATTTCATACCAGTCGTCACTGTACTTTTCAAAGTACTTAACTGAAGACGCTGTGCCGCCTGTCGCTGTGTTAGCAACAACTGCATAGTCGCCGTTTAAACCAAAGGCTTGTTTTGGTGCGCCGGTACCTGAGTTAATGTCTGTATCATCTGCAACTTTTACGGTTTTCTTAACCCAAGCACTGCCATCGTATTCTCTTAAACCAAAAGAAGAACTTGCTGTGTCGAGCCAGTAAGAGCCATCTGCTATGGCGCCTGTTGGTGCAACACTGCTTGCTTCTAACTCGCCAAGATCAACATCTGCTCTAAGAACATATGCTCTATTGGCTAAGCCTAAGAAACTGTGTGCCGCTAGTAAGCCGTATTCGTTGAGATCATAACCATTAAGGGCTGTACTGCCACTGCTGTAAAACAGAGGGTTACCAAAATTTTGTAATAATTCTCTTTGGCTCGTGATTAATTTTAATTTGCCTGATTGTGCTTTAGTAGTAAAAGCGGCTGTACCTGTTCCATCTGGATTGTCCTTATCTTGCGCTGTTGCAACAATGATAAGAGGTACTGTTCCGGAGCCTGCTGAGGCGTAGAACGATTCGTCGCTTACACTAATACTTACACCAGGTGATACTAATTCTGCCATTATAATCTCCTAATAAATTCGCTACATAGTATTATGTTAGTACGAATATTTATCAAAAGAACGGGTAAAAGGTATTATTAGACAGCGGTTTTATTTTTTTTGATGGTATTAGATAAATAAAAAAATTTTATTTTTTCAGTTGGATTTTGGTATTATTTTGAATATCCTTAATAATATCTAACACCTTGTGCTCTAGATCTTCTAGAGTTCCTGTGTTTTCTATTACATAATCAAAATTGTATCCTGCCCAACTCCATTCACTTGCATGTACCATCGAGTAACGAGTGGTCATTTGATGTTTTGCTGTTACATTACCGGCATTTGCTTGTACAGCAACATCATACCACTCTGGTTGCTCTGTACGTTTTACATGTATCACCTTGCCGTTTAGAGCTTTAATAAGATCCAATTCGTTTTGGAATCGAGCATCGCTGACAACCACGCAATTTGAATTTTTTTGTGTTTTACGAATTCTATATTCTAAACTGTTAAGCCAAATGTTCTCGTTGAAATGTGTACGCATTATCTCCGTACCCAGAAGCTGTAAAGCAAGACGAGGAGTAAAATTATCTATTTGCAACTTTCTAGTCCAGTATAAATCGGCAGTTTCACGAAAATCTCTGCTTTCTACTGTATCGCCTTCCAGCATGGCTCGATCCCACCCAAATACACTTGCACACATATCTTTGAGAGGGGCCGCAAACGAATCCTGTATGCATCCATGTTGGCAAAACATATTTGCCACTGTGTCTTTTCCGGAACCAATTAGTCCTGTGATGCCTATAATCATAACTGTACTTATTCTCTGTGTTTTGAAAATTACTTTAAAAAGGTGCCTTGTTCTACCATATCTTCCCAAACGCTAAAAGGAACATCCTTGTCTGCCATTAACCGTAATGTAACCCTAGGAGTAGTATTTTTTAAATAGACTTTGTGCCATCTAGCAAGATTCAGTAAAAAAGGATTCTCAAAATTTTCCTTAACTGCTACAATATCCAATTCGTTTTCCCATACATCAGGTTTACAAAAATAATCGTTAGGTGCACCTGTCATTAATGATTTGTCGTCGTTATACGCCCTTGGCTTAATATTAGAAAAAATACTTTTTTCTTTTGTAGCAGGGTCTATCCAAATCTCATCGCTGTCTATATATTTTTGGCATATCTTTTCTGTTTCGCTGACTAGTTTGTCAGATGCATTTGCAAAAAAAATCTTAGAGTTCTGTGTGTCTCCTAGTAATCTAAAATTGCAAACTGTGCTGAACCTGCCCATTGCTATGTCAGGGTGGTTTTGTATTTTATACTGTACACCCTCACAATGCCAGTCAGATGATTCGTTCCATGCTAGTAGCGTACAAGGGAATAATTTGTGACCGGTAGGCAAGTTCCACATTTCTTTAATAAACGAATCGTTAAAACGATCATGCACAAATTCATACATTTTACGCATAATTGCTTTGTTTGTGATATAGCCTACACCAGAAAACATTTTCTTATTTGGGTTTTTACCTGAATAAAAGTCATCGGTGGAATCGTGCCAACGTATGTTTTCTGTGTTTAAATTATTGTGACTATAATTATAGATCAGATCAATATCTTCTTCCGACAATATTTCTTCCGCAGAAAACGGATTTTCTAATTGAGGTAATTCACAAAAACAATTATTCATGTTGCTATACTACTTTAAAAAAGTTCCTTCGTCAACCATTTTTTCCCAAACACTAAAAGGTATATCTTTATTAGCCAAAAGCCTGAGTGTTACTCTCGGTAGCTTAGACTCTCCTACACAAACTTTGTGCCACTGTGATAAATTCATAATGAACGGATTATTGAATCCTTCTTTTACTGCTTTAATTTCTATATCGTTTTCCCACAGTTGTTCGGATTGGTAGCCAATTGTGTCGGATTCAAAGTTCACAGAAACACCTTCCTGTATGTTTGTATTATTCACATAAGTTTTCTGTTTAAAACTAGAAGAAAATTCTGTGGTAATCTCATCATTGCTGGACTCAAATTCTTCGATCAGTTGTGCTACTTTATTTGTCAAACGTTGGCTAGGTTCACCAAACAAAATTTTAGAATCGTGTGTTTCACCTAACAACCTAAAGTTACAAACTGTGTTAAATCTCTTCGTAAAAATATCGCTACTAAGGTGTGCAGGATCTCTAGGACCTTCGCAATGCCAACGTGAATTATCAGCCCATGCTATGATGTTCGTTGGAAATACAAACTTTCCCGGAGATGGGTTGAGCATTTTAACAATAAAATCTTTATTAAATGTATCATGTACATATTCTTGTAATCGTTTTATTGTAGGCTTGTGCGTAATATAACCTATTCCAGTAAACTTAGAATAATAATTTGTAAAATGCGTTGTGCCTGCATTACGAGCATTAACATTAGCATCGTACCAAGTTAATTTACTTGTTCGATGCACTGCTTTGCTTGTAGCAGGATCATAATCGCCATAAAATAAATTGTGATCTTCGTCGCCGAATAATTCGTCAACAGTAAATGGGTTTTCTAATTGAGGTAGCTCACAAAAGCAATCATGCATATTTAACCAATAACAAAACCTAAAGGACTATTGCCTTCTTCCATATTGTGTAATCCTGCAATCAACGTTTCCAACTCTTGCAATGCTTCTTGTTTTAAAGCATCACCGTTTAGTGTTGTTGCTCCGCCAGGTCCTGGTAAACCTCCAGTAAACTTACTTCTAGCTTCTCCTAGCATCAACTTACTTTGCGCTAATGCATATCCAGATAGCCAATCGCTAGCATAAACGTCTTTGATCAACACACTTTCTGGGATAAAATTGTGTACACCCACTGCAATGTCCTCAGCGTGATTGACGTTTCTTAAAATAGTTAGTTCTTTTGTGTTTCTATTAAAGTTAAAATTATATTCACTACCGAAAACACGACCAATAGTTTCCTTGTATTGTGCAAATGCATCAAACACAGCAAGCCCGCCTATTTGTCCTGCTTGTAGCATGTACATGTTATTAAATGCTACATCAAACGGATCAAAGTTGGTTCCGCCACCGCTGTTAGTGCCTATGCCTCGTCTGTAAAGACGTTTGACGTCTATAACTTCATTTGGTAATGTATATTTGGTTTGCCCAGCCTGAGTTTGGATAAAAATAACTGCTTCCTCAACCGCGCCTGTGCTTAGTTGGCGATATTTTGCTAATGCTTTATTAATAGCAACATCGTAGTGTGCCCTATCAAGCTCTACATCTACCATACCGTCTGCAAGACGTAACGAAAGTTCTTCGATTATTTCGTCTCTGCTGTTATAACCTATTTGATCTATTTTGGATGCCATACTACTATTTATCACTTTTGCTTTTAAAAAGCTCTAAGTATGACAGTAGTATCGTTTAAGCGACCATTCAGTTTAGTAGGTGTTGTTTTGACCAATTCGAACTCTTTTGCAAATTTAGTCTTAGCCTTACCTGTCCAATTTGATATCTGTTCTGCTGGTTTCCTAAGTGTTTTTTGCACACTCGCTTCTTCATCAAAATCTTGTATTGATGTGCCTTTTACCATCAAACCAGCTCCGGGGCGACCTAACGCTTTGGGGTCCTTATTCTTCGCATGATAAACGCCAATTTTACGGGTCTTAGTGTTATACACCCAAACTTCGTTAGCGTATACGACGTCTGTGGGCGAGATAGACGCTATTCCTAGGGCACTGTCGCTGATTTGGAATTTTAATTTTTTAACAATTACGTCTTTACTTCTTGCCTTGGGTTGCCGTTGCTTTCTCGTAGCCTTACCTGCTAAAATTATTGCATCACATGCATTCATAATTTTATCGAAAAACAGCATATAATCGTTTTTCATTTTTTTG